CACCATGGCTTTTCGATATCGACTTTACGGGGAATTGGTATAACCAGACCGACCTTAAGGCCATTTACAAGCAATTCTACCTGAATTGGGGCGGCGTAAAGAAGGCACTCGATATGGATGCCATATTTCTCGTTCTGGATAATGCGATTGGAACCGATAGCGATGGCAACCTCCTCATGCCGGATTCGCGGGTAAAAGGATTGGGGAATGCCCTTTCAATTGAAGTCAACTCCGAAATGGCCCTAAACACCCTAATCTCGAAGAAGGGGGCCATCGGGATATTGTCGAATTCCCCAGGGAGCGGACAATACGCTCCGCTTAAAGTTGGCTCCGAGAAGGACTCGATCCAACGCGATTTCGCGCGCTATGGGATCACTGGCCAGGAGTTCCAAGTCATCATTACGGATGCGTCGCTGCAATGGCAGAACATGAGCTACCCGGTTAAGGACATGGCCATATTTGAGGCGATGACGGCTGCCAAAGCGCTTATCTGCGACAACATGGGCATGTATGCCTACCTGATGAACCCGGTTAATGGTCTAGGCACCACTTTCAACAATCTGAATGAAGCGAAGAAAAGCCAATATCAGGACTTCATCATTCCCGACGACGATGGTCGCACCGAGCAACTGGGCCATAACATCGTTCCTGCAGATGAGAACATCGGTCTCACGGTTAGCTATTCCCACGTCGAGGTCCTTCAGGAGAGCGAACAGTCAAAGGCAGTGACCAGCAAGGCGCAGACTGACGCCTACCAATCTCAATATGATCTGGGTCTAATGACGCGCAATGACATCCTGGAGGCTATGGGCAAATCCAGGGTGACCGGTATCCCGGAAATGGACCTGTACAGTTTTCAACAAAAGACACCACCGCCGCCTGCCGAGACATTCCCGGCTCAGGCTGCGTCGGTATAAAAATCGAGTTATGACCCTGCAAGAAAAAATAAGAACCGTCAAAGCCAAAGCCACTCCGATCAACTATCGCGCAATGGCGGTTAGTCCGAAGGGGAAATTGGTAGCCTCCTATCAGGAGGATCTTGATAACCGGATCATAAACGGCTATTTGGCGGTTTGGGGAACTGTGAATGATTACGGGGAAATGCTGGTAAAGGGAGCTTTTGCCAAATCAATCCAGGAGCGCGGCCCAAACAGCAACAGCAATTACAAGATCACCTTTTTGTGGATGCATGATGCCACAGATCCGCTGGCAGTTTTTGCCGAACTGGAGGAAGATGATTATGGTCTTCGCTTTCGGACCAAGCCGCTGGATGATGTTCCCAATGCTGACCGTGCGCTTAAGCAGATCCGGAGCGGTACGCTGAATCAATTCAGCTATGGGTTCGACTACGTATGGGATAAAATCGAATACGACTACGAGAACGATGTGCTTATCCTCAAAGAAGTAGAACTCTGGGAAGGCAGCGTGGTCACTATCGGAGCGGACACGGAGACCTATGCGCAGCGGGCTGCTCAGAACCCGGCCGAGACCTGGATCGAGTTCAATGAGGAAATGGAAGACTTCATCCGGTCAATTCCCCGCAAACAGCAGCTGGAACTACGTCACTTAATTACTCGCCATAAGTCACTCGCCAAACTGGAGCCGGCTGCGCAACGCCAAAAGCCACTCCACGAGGACGAGCCGGCAGGGGCCGAGCTGGAATTATATCAATCATTAATGGACCAAAAAATTTTCTAAAATGAAACGCACTTTCATTCCCTTTTCTGGTCAGCCCCGGAATGCCATGAAGTTCCATAGCCGCCGGATGGCAATCAGAGATTTCGTTACTACTGCGTACAAGTCCGATGGCGATGATGCCAAGGATGCGCGTGAAGCTCTCGTCGCGGAGCTCAAAAAGCAATGGGGCGACGATCTGCAGAAACGCGGATTCGTAACCCAAGCGGAGATCGACAAGGCCGTTGACGCCAAGGTCAAGAACTTCGAAGGCTTGGATGTCGAGGGGCTGCGTGCCTATAAGGCAGATAAGGAGACCACCGTCAAAGAACTCGGCGAGCTTCGCGCTGCCATGGAGGCACAGGGATTGGAGTTAAAGGCGCTGAAAGAAGCGCAAAAGGCTACTCTTCCTGATCGGAAGACCATCGCTGGCCAGATCCGGGCCGCGATCGAGAAAGATAAGGAGGGCTGGGATCGCTTCAAACGTGGCGAGAGCAAATCCTTCGGTACCGATGCGAAAGGCAATGCCGGTATCAACCTTGAAGGCACCCGGGCCGCGATTACAATGGGAGTAGCTGCCTCCACCAATGGTAGCGCTTTCGTGCCAATGCCTGAGGTTCAGCCCGGCCTCGTGGATCTTCATCGGAATCAGCCTTTCCTCGAATCCTATGCCAATACCAGCAATACCTCCAGTCCTCGCATTGTCTGGACGGAGAAGCATAACCCGCAAGGCAATGCTGGCTGGCTGGGCGAGGGTGGCCTGAAGCCGCTCATTTCGTTTGAAATTCAGACGAACGAGAGTTATGCGAAGAAGGTCGCAGATAAGATCAAGGTTTCCACGGAAATGGTCGATGACATTGATTTCATCGCCCAGGAAATTGAGAACGAGCTCCGCTACCAGGTGGATATCGCAGTCGATGCGGCACTCCTTTCTGGGAATGGAGATGGCACTAACGGTGCCACGACGCTGAAGGGCCTCACGCAGTATGTTGGAGGATATGTGTTGACCAGCGTTTCGACGATCAACCCCAACGACTTCGACGCTATCCGTGCCGCAATCGCCCAGGTGATCTCTCTGAACATGACGCCAAACATCGTATTCATCAACACCATTGATGGAGCGAACATGGATCTGGTGAAGGACAGCCAGGGCAGACCGCTGGCTCTCGAATACAGGACACCGGACGGTAAACTCTACCGATTGACCGTTGTCGAGACCAACCAAATGCCCGTCGGGTCTTTCCTTGTGGGCGACATGACCAAATTCAAAGTCCGCAATTACCAGCCGTTCAGCGTCTCCTACGGATGGGTAAATGACGACTTCGAAAAGAACCTGTTCACGGTTCTCGGCGAACGTCGCCTGCATGCCTATATCGCAAGCAACGACACCGCCGGCTTTGTCTATGACAGCTTCTCGAACGTCAAGACGGCTATTACTGCGGCGTAAGAAGCTATGTGGAGGTCAGTATAAAACAACATTTTAAACGCCAAATAACATTTTATGGCAGACGAAACAAAGAAAAAGCCGGTCCCGTTCTGGACAACCGAGAAAACGACGTTGTATGCGCCGAAGGGCGCCAAATTTCACACGGTGGCCGGCCAAAAAGTCGAAATACATCCCCGTCAGAAGGAAAAGTTCTTGAAGCTGGGGTATTGCGAGACAGAAGCCGAGGCTCTCGACAGTGATGCACACCCTGCCATCGCCGCACCGGCGCCGGTTAAAAGGAAGGGCGCAAAGGAAAAAGCAGTTGAGCCTGATCCAAATAAAGGGGACGACTAACCATGTCTCTTATCGACATATCCTACTTCGTCGGAGAGTTGAATATTCCGAATACCGATCAGCAGCCCGTCCGGGAGCGCCTGGATCGTGCCATACTCAAGTATGAGCAGGAATTCCTGCGCAAGCTTCTGGGCTACCCGCTGTATAAGACTTTCGTCACAGGGCTTCAGGTTGTGCCGCCGGCAACTCCTGATCAGCGGATTCTGGACATTCTGTATGGAAAGGAGTATACCAACCTCCAGGGCTACCTGACGCAATGGCGGGGGCTGATTATGACGGATAACCCGGTCTTTACCATGGCTGGTCAGCTGTCATATAAGCCCCCCGTCTATCTGACGGTCGGAACAACCTTGGGAATGGTCGCAGGCACTTCGTCTTTCACCTTCGACGGCTCAGCCGGCAAGATGGATTGGAGAGGATGGACGCCGATACCATTCCGGAGCGCTCCAATGGAACCAGGGGTGGACTATTCTTGGGATCCTGATAGCGGTGATTTCAATCTGATCAAGGCGAACGACAAGCTCGGCGCCGGCGAGAAATTCTCGGTGCAGTTCGAGCTCCGGAGCGACCCGATCGAGGCAACTGATCTTTCTCCCAATCAGAGTCCCATAGCCAACTATGTGTACTACTGGGACAGGCGAAACCAGTTTACCAAGACGACTGACTTCGGCGAAGTGATAAACACTGCCGACAATACCCGGAACATCGACTCTAACCAGAAGATGGCGCGGGCATGGAACGAAATGGGCGAATGGGTCTGTGAGTTCATCGAATTCATGGATACCAATAGTTCGATCAATCCAAGCGTCTACCCGGAGTGGTTGTGGATATATCGATGGGACACCCTTAGGTATTTTGAGTTTATGAACCCGATTTTTTAACGAATTCAACATTTTCATAATGAAAAAATTTCTTTTTATCGGAATTGCGGCTATCATGGTTGCTTCCGCATGTATGCCGGTGGTGAGTCAGGCGCAGTCGATTGCCCTGGTGAGCACCGGTAACAGCCTGACGAAGGATACGGTCACTAACACGGCATCAAAGCAATTGGTCACCGTCCTGAAAGGGTATAAGGCAACAATCGGCATCCAGGTCGATATCACGAAGATCTCGGGAACGCTCGGTGGCACCCTGATCCCGGTGGCGAGCAATGATGGTGTAACCTACTACGCTGCCGGCAGCGGCACACTCACTGTTACTGACGTCGCCTCGCAAGGAATACTTTTCGCGCCACCGATAGGTTATGCCTTTTACGGCGTGCGATGGACAGGTACCGGCACGATGTCGGGATCAATTCAGGCAAGGCTTGTTGCGCGAAAAGTAACCGACTAAAGCCATGCAGGAAGCGCCGCCCATAGTAGTTATTAAGGTCTTGCAAGAGGTTGTAGCTGCCACCAGTGCAAAGGTGCAGCCTCTCATTGGCATGCCGGTCAACTACCAGCCCGGCCGCGCTTCCCAAATCAGAGGTGAGCTGCAGAAGATTACCGATTCGATCTCGACAACGACGCGGGCGGGCAGATTCCCGTTGATCGCCGTTTTCATGCCTTTCCCTGAAGCAATCGGTGGCGGCTATGACGTGGCGGCCAATATCCCCAGGATCTCGATCTCGATGCTCACGATACAAACTGACCCGGTGCTAAAGCGGTATGAGAGCACTTTTCCGAAGCTCTATATCATCTATGCTGAGTTCCTGCGCCAGCTGACGAGGCATAAGAACATCGTCGCCGCGGATCCGAAGGCCATCCAGGCCTCCAAGATGGATGTACCAGGCGACCGGCCGGAGCAAACCGGGCAGAACGACTATCTCGATTCGATCGAGCTCACCAATGTGCAGCTCACTTTCAGGTCTTTAAACATTTGTAGAACAATCAAAAACTCTTAAAAATGTCTCAAGGAGCAGTAATCTCTGCCTGCAAGAAGGCAGAAAACATAAAAAACACCGGTCCGGTCTGTAAAGAGATGATGGGTCCTCCCTCGTTCTTCATTCTGGTCCCTCCCAACGCGAAGTGGACGAAGACCGAGCAGCAGACCTTTGCGGACTACGTCAAGGAGCAGGTCCACGCGCCTAAGGCCACCAGGTGGTATCCGATCTTCGGTCCGCAGGTGCCGATCCGGCGCGTCACCCTCAACAAGACGGCGGACGTCATCTTCACGGCTGACGACAACACCCAAATCTTCGTCAATTACGGTGTTCTCAATCGCGCCTTTGGAACCACCGAAGCCGGCCTGTGCTATGCCGAAGCCCTGATGAGTTTCCTGAATTCCGGGTACAGCACAATTGAAGGGGATGTCAACAACCAGATCATGCACCGGAAGAACACGGATGGTGGCTTCTCAGGCCTCCGGACAACTTTCATGTATGCGCCGTCGCCCGACACCGCGGACTTCAAAAATCCGGGTTTCGTCAATTTCCAGATCAGCGTGGATCCCAAGGAGTATGTCCAGAATGGCTTCATCGGTCAAATGGATGACTCCAGCTTGATGGACATCGTCGGCCTGATGGACGTGGCGATCACCCAGGCCGCTGCACCGACGGCGACCAAACTGAAGATCGGCATTGAAGTCCTCTGTTCGGAGGATGATCTGCTGGCCACAAGTCCCGACCTGGCCACCGCACTGGCAGCCATTGCCAATTTCGTGGTCATCGACAAGGCAACCGGCCTTCCGGCAATGATCACCGCGGCTGCTGTGGTCTCAGGCCACATCGAGTTGACCGGTACATTCACCAGCACCCATGTCTATACGGTCTCCGGTGCAGGTTCGGACGTCTGGTTCGGCAATGACATTGAGGGCTACGATCCGATCCAATCCGTCGATCTCACGATCCCGTAAACATTGGCTGACCGGGCAACCGGCGCCGACACATTCATAACGAGCAAAATTTTCAATATGTCAAACGAAAAAAAGACCGAGAAGCCCAAGAGGATACATGGTGTTGATGTCAACAGGTCAACGGTAAAGAGGGCCGCGACCCTGGCCGAATTCAAAACCGCCAATCCTCACATTTTCGACCATCTCGGCGAAAACGAGTCTGCCGCCTACGCGGAGCTATGGGAGGAAGGTTATGCGGCACCCGCTGTCGCAGCTGCCCCTGCCACAACTGCCAAAGCAGCAACCACCGCGGCCGCGCAGACCAGTTAGTTCCTATTGAAGGCCCGGGGCGGCGTGCCGGTGGATACCTGCCGGCACGTCGCCCCAAATTTTACCACCATGCCCTTCGAAGCAGCACAGGAATGGCTCGCCCGGCTTGAGGCCTTTGACTTCAGCAAGACGCTACATGATACGGTGAACAAATATGCCGATCAGCTGAGCGATCTGCAGTTGGAGCAATGGTATGAGGGTAGGGACAAGGACGGGGAGTATATCAGACCTTTTTACAGCGAGGATCCCTATTTCGAAACACCCAAGCAGGCAAAGGCCTATGCGGCTTGGAAACAGCGGATCACGCCTAACCCAAAGCGACCAGAGGACGTACCCAACCTGATTATCAACGGCTATTTCTATAGCACGATCAAGCCGAAGATATCGGGCGATACGTTCACGATCTTCTCCAGCGACCATGACTTGGGCGACAAGGTGCTGGAAGATCACCCGAACGCCGCAGGTCTGAGTCCGGAGAAGCGGTTGATTTTCGCTGAG